ACAAACAAGAATGTAAAGAATGTAAAGAATGAAAGAAAAGATATAATACGTCTCGATTCTTCGACCGATAAAAAAACGGTCTCCGAATCCGATCTTCGCCTTTCCAAGAAATTCAGAGAGTTGCTTAAACAACATCATCCAGTAGCAGCAGCAGATTACAACGTTAAAATTCAGGCTTCTTACCTTAAACCACTACGGAGTAAACTGAAGAAACTTGGATATGCTGAAGATGATAATTCGATTGAAGAAATTTTTGATTGGATTTTTTCCGACACAGGCCGCGGCGATTGGGGCGGGTGGTCAAGTGTGGTCAAGAGCATCTCTGGACTGTTGTCAAAGAAAAGCGGTAAACTTCCAAAAATAACAAACATCATCGAGCAGAAGTTCAAGGACAAGAAAATCAAGGCTGAGAAGAAGCCATCAATGCTAGAACGGTTACGAGAAGCAGATGAGCTTACAAAATACAGGAGGCAGCAGCAATGACGTATCGCAGGAAGAAACTGGTAGTGGAAGCAACGGTTTGGAACAAGGACGGTGATCATCCAAACGTGACCGAGTTCAAGATGAAGGGCGTAAGCAACCTGAGCAAGTGCCTGGACTGTGGAGAGCGGATGCACGAGCATGGGATGGTGAACCTTGCGGGGAGAGCGATCAAGGTATGCCCTGGAGACGTTCTTGTTCACGAGCAGGGAGAGAGCTATCCGATGAAGCCGGCAGCGTTTGAGTTATCTCACAAGGTGGAGAAATGATGGAACAGAAAACAAGCATTGAAATTCTGCTTTCTCCGCAGGAGGGCATGACGGGGCAAGCCGAGTTACGGATACTTATTCGCCGAGGAAAGAGAACAGATGCGGTTACGGCAGTGGAAAATACTGGTGTTATAATGCTGCAAGAACTTAAAGAGGGGGCGTGTGTTCCTGTCGCAGCTTTCATAGACGAAGAAACCATTGGCAGCATCAAGGACCTGGCAGAGAACACGAAAATCCGGGTAATGCGCAACGTTTACGAGCAGTACGAGCCCCAAGTTGAGAACGAGGGGGAGAAATGACCTCTAACGCGATTAAATCTCCTGAGATGAACTCCACCTCATCTCGACCCGAGAAAACGTCTCAGACGACATTCTGCGCGTTCTGCGGGGACGTTGTAGAAAAGGAAAAAGTGGTTCAGGACATGTTTTGTTCAGAGAGATGCTGGCAGGACTGGTTCCAGGAAAATTCCGGAATGGATAAAAATTACACAGAAGAAGCGAGTGAAAATTACACGCTTATCCGTGAAGCCTTGGGCCAGTTGATACATCATCTTGATAAGATCAACAACACCCTGGACCGCCTTGAACATACGATAAGGAAAAAATCATGAGATTGACGAACCTGACACAAATTGACGGTGTGCGCTGTGAGTGTGGCGGAGAGGTGTTCTATGTTGCAGCGCACCTTGCGAACGATGGGAAGATCATACGGCCGGCGCACTTTTGTTGTGGTGTATGCAAGAGGGTTTGGGCCGTTTGCGAACTGGAAGATGATACAGGGGGATCTTTTTGAGTCTTGAAGCATCTGTCATTGCACATATGCTGAATGATGAGGAATTTAAGCATATTGCCTTGCAAGAACTAAATTCGTTTTCTTTTAGGGAGAATCCTGGGTACAGGATTGTTTTCGATACAATTCGCGAACTTACTCGCCAGGGGAAGCCAACGACCCTGACATACATCTCGGAATACCTGTTCACCAAAATATCGAGCGAGAAGGTTATTGTTCCCATCGCTTCGGCAAATGTGTATTCCAGTCATGCCATGGATGACATGCAACTGCTGAAGGACAGGAACACCCGGGGGATAATCAAGAACTTCGCCAAGAAACTGGATGCCATGGCGGGCGGAGGGCATACAACCTCAGAGATTATTGGCGTGATGATGAAACAGATCGAACGTATTCAACCGGTTTCCGGGGGGCATAAGGCCGCAAAGATAGGCAGTATGACCGAGCCTTACTATGAATCGTTGATGGAGCTGCAGAAAAGTAAAGCTGGGATCAGAGGAATTTCATGCGGTTTCACTTGGTTGGACGGCAAGCTCTCGGGCTTGAACCGCAAGAATCTGATTGTTGTTGCTGCAAATCCGTCCATGGGCAAAAGCGCTTTTGCTTTGCAGATTGCTTTATTTGTGGCGCTCTCCGGAAAATCGGTTCTTTTTCATTCAATTGAAATGCCCAGGGAAGAACTTTTGGACCGTTGCTGTTCCCAAATCGGTGAGGTTGACCACTGGAGACTCCGGAACGGTTGGACGAAGGATGGGGAGAATTCAAGGGTCTTGGATGTTTTGAACAAGGTCCATGAAATTCCATTGTATATCGATGACTCAACGGATTGCGGAATCTCCGACATCAAGCGCGAAATAAGAAAGGTGAAAAACAAGGAAGGATCATGCGACTTGGTGATAGTGGACCTGCTGCAGAAGATGAGGTATGAATCGGGGGGATCGGACAACCAGAGAGTTTCCGCAACGACAAAAGCCCTGGAACTTTTGAGCAAGAACGAAGAGGTTCCGGTGGTTCTGCTTTCTCACCTGAATCGTGCAAACGAGAGGCGCGAGGATAAAACGCCCATTCTGTCTGATCTTCGAGGTTCCGGGATGATTGAGGGTGATGCGAACTCCGTTGTGTTTCTGCATGCGGATGATAAGATGGACGACTGGAGAGATATTATAATTGCCAAGAATCGCGGTGGCGGCCTGGGCGTTGCAAGGTTTAACTGGCAAGGAAAATACGTCAGGTTTGAAGAACCTGAACAGTATAAAACTTTCAGCAATTACTGAGGAGGAATTTATGACACTGAAGGAACTTATCAAAATTACCGGACAATCACTTGAGATCATGGTTGACATCAACGGGAATTATTACGCACACATGAAGCTCGTTGACGTTGTTAAACCGGAAACACACGGTTTGCTTGACGTGGTAGGAAGAGGCAAGCAGATTAGTGAGGCGATAAAGGATTACTGCGACAAAATCAGCAACAAAACGATCAGGGTTGGCCTTGCCTGTACCGATGAAGCGCCCGAGTTTGACCTGATGGCCGTAACATGCGGAGAGGACAAGTGACCTGCAAGGACTGCATATACTTTGAACAAATACCAGGCATGCAGACGGGCGCTTGCATGGCGAAAGGAGCGTTTAACGGAGCCACAGACCCGGACAATACGTATGCGGATCTTTGCCCTGACTTTGAACCGGCAGTAACGAATAATGATGAATACGATTGAAAAGTTATTTGGCTGGCTGTGGTACCACTATGAGAGCTGGTACGTTAAGCGAGAAATCCGGAAGATCAACCGGCGGCAAAAAAGGAGGATGCGTGATAACAAAGGCAGTGAAGATACATTTATACGTTGATGACGAGAGATTAGGGACCATGGTTCTCATAGCCGGAGAGCCCCAAAGATTTGTCTGTAACCAAGAGTACAAAGGAAAACCGGTTTCCCCTTTCTGGGAAACGATAACCGGGTACGAAGTTCAGGAGGAGCAGTGATAGACAGGGAGACGCCCGTACAAGAACCAATCACGATAGAGGAGGTTAAAAACATAGCGCGGGTTTTGAGTCGATGTTATGGTAACATTGACCAAGCGGCGATCGTTTTGAACTTGAGTCCGGGAGTAATTAAGGTTCTTGCGCTCAAGCACAAAGACATCAGGCGGGTGCTCCATTACTGGAGAAATACGCCCAGGACGTAAAAGCAAAGGAGGAAAACATGGCTAAGAAAAAAGTACTGGCAGCAGAAGCTGTCAACGGAAACACGGTGCTTCAGAACACCTATCCGCCGGACGTGAATTATCGCGGCGGCGGAGTCCACAGGGAAAAACACAAGGTCCGCCGGACAGTGCTTAACGAGGCGGAGTTCAACAACGTCTTGTCACCGTCTCTGAAGAAGGCTCTTGTCCACGCAGGCTTCGACTGGATCGACAAGGACGACGACAACGGGTTTGAGCTGAACCAGTACCACGAAGGCTCAGAGCTTCACTTTACGTTGATTATCAAGCAGAAGCTGAACAAGAGCAAAGAAGAGGACGAAGATGCTCCCGGACAGATGAAGATACAGAACAATGGTGATTCCGAAGTCGTTGACCAGGAAAGCGTATACGGGGACGAAGAGGACGAATGATTAACAACTGGCGCCCAGGATCCGAGCTAGGGCCGGGAATATGGCTTGACGTTCCTGAAAAGGAATACCGCGCCTATCCCGCCAAGAACAATTCAACGATTGTTCACGCATTGGATCGACCGAACAAGTGCGTCGAAAAAACGAAGGGCACACCCGACCAGTATCTTGGTCGGGTGGCCCATCTCCGGTTATTGCAGCCCAAGGAATACGAGAAGAATGTGTTTGTTTGCCCGAATCAGTACACGTCAGCCGAGGCGAAAACATGGAAGAAGCAGGTGAAAAGATCGAACCCCGATGCTCTTATCATCAGCGAGGAATGGAAAAGCGTATTAGACCGGATGGCCTATTCCTGGGAACATGGCACATACTCGAAGCGGCTCCAGAAACTTTTGAAGGGGGCACTGATTGAAGTAGTGTTCATCTGGTACGAGAAGTTTTTTGACGGCCTTGGGAAAGAACATAACGTCCTCTGCAAGATGAAGGCCGATATTGTGAAGAAAGTCGGCAACGTGGCGGTTCTTGCTGATTTGAAGACAACAAAGGACGCCTTGCCGGAACATTTTTCGTCAGAAATAGCCAAGAGGAAGTACCATTTCCAGCTTGCATTTTACCGACGGGGAATCAAAGCTCTCTTTCCCGATGCCCAGGTATATGCTATGCTTATTGCAATCGAGAAAACTGGACGGTGTGATTTTATTCCTCACGAATTCAAAGAGGAAGACGGAGATCTTGATGACGGAGACGAGCTTGTGAACGAAGCAATGCAGACGGTGTTGGACTGTGAAAGAAAAAATGAATGGCCGGCTTTTGTGAGAAGGAAAGCAACCTACATCACCAGGTCCGGCTGGGACAAAAGGAGAACAACGACATGACAGAAGCGAAAGGAACAGGCCTTGCGGCGGCAGAAGCCACAACCGCATTGACAGCAAGACAGCGCCGATTGATGGCTCCTGTTGACGAGAAGACGGTCGAAGAGTTTATCTTCGGCAGCGGGACGAAACTGGACGATCAGCAAAAAGTCTTTTTTGTATCCTATTGCGTGCGGAATCAGCACGACCCGTTCAAGAAGGAAGTTTATCCCGTACCGTATTTCAACAAGAAGACGAACCGGTATGATTTGTCGATCATTACCGGGTACGAGGTTTACCTGAAACGGGCGGAAGCGTCAGGGAAACTTGACGGCTGGGTGGTGAAGTTTGACGGATCCCGCAAAGACAAAACTCTGAAAGCCATCATCACAATTTACAGAAAAGACTGGAAGTTTCCCTTCGAGTGGTCAACGCATTGGTTTGAGTACGTCAAAAACAATGCAATGTGGAATGAGAAACCCTACACCATGCTCCGCAAGACGGTTATCGCCCAGGGTATGCGCGTATGCTTCCCGAACGAGACTGCCAGCCTTCCGTATATCGCTGAAGAACTCGGGGAGAACATGGTGCACATGGGTACGATTAACCGGGATGACGAAGAAGAGAAGCCCGAAGGCGCTTTTGAAGCACTTGAAGAAGCGGAAGCAGCCCAGGACGGCTCTGTTCCCGAGAAGGAAAGTTACCACGAGCCACAGCATGCTCCGCCCGAAGAAGAACAGAAGCAGCAGGAACTTATTCCACCGAAAACCCAGACGGCTCCTGCGCCAGAAAGCAAGGAGTTCCAGACTGGTTTTACCGATACAGCCTGCGACCTTCCTGTTGTCGTTGTCAAGAAGGCTGGTAAATACAAGCTATACATCAGGTCTGGAGACGACCTGACCGAGATCAAGGATGCCCCAAAAAACTCTTCTAAAAAGGATCTTATCGCGTGGCTGGAAAGCAACGGCGGGTTTGAACCGGCAGAGCCATGAATGGGACAGTGATAATTTCAGAACGCCACAAGTGGAACATCGGCATAATGTGGAATCAATTTGGTGGAAAGAAAAACTGGCCAGGGAGGTATTCCGCAGACGAGCTGATCGAAATACTCAGGCGTCACGAAGAAAGGAGGGACCGTGAAGAAGAAAGAATTGTTTGAATCTGCCATGGCTCTTGTGGCTTTAGCGGCTTCTTTTGCGCTTTTGTGGGCGACATTCCAGTGAAGGTAGTTACCTTCGAAATCCCCAACTGTGTAACAAAGGCTGTTACAAACAGGAGAGGGCACTGGACGAAGCATTACGCCGCAGGAAGAAACCAGCGAGAATTCGGTGCCGGTTATTCCTTAAAAGCCTTGGTGAAACACGATTTGCTCCACAAGGCGCGTGACAAGAACACTCCGCTTCACATCGGTTTCATAAGGATTGCACCGCGCAGATTGGACAAAGGCGACAACCTCAACTCTTGTTTCAAACATATCAGAGACGGGATATTCGACACGCTTCAAAGGAATGACGGGGAGAAGAACCTTAAGTTCCCTCAGCCCAGGCAAATGAAACGAGGAAGCAAGGAGTACGCCGTGATTGTTAAAATAGGGATACTAGGAACATGAAGAATCCAGTCGTCATTATTTACTGTGCGCTGTATCTGGTTGGTGTTGTAACCGGCTGGTACTGTAGAAAGGTTTTCGGACGAAGACTAGACCGAATTGGTAATCTGGTAGGCAAAATTTAATCATCAAAAATTTCCGTCCGCCCATTAGTCTTTTGCCCCGGATAATTCCGGGGCTTTTTTCCATCAAATTGAACTTGACAACTGTTTTTGATACCATAAAGGCAACAGGGAGGGCAGATGTGGCATAGACCTGGCCCGGAAGGGCTCACCAAAAAGCAAGCTATTTTCGTGGAAAAGTTTGCATTAAACTTCGCAAAGACGGGTAAGGAAGAGTGGGGAAAGTCCGTCAGGGAAGCTGGGTATAGCGAGAAGTCCGTCAACAATACCGTTTATGAGTTTAAGAGGAACGAGAAAATCCGGGTAGCCCTCCGGGAAAGACTCAAGGAAGCCGCCAAGCGTTGCGACATTTCTGTTGAATTTGTTCTCCGGGGGTTTTTGGATGTTTTCTACAGGGCTATGCAGATTACGCCAGTTACAGACAAGGAAGGAAAAATAATAGGGGTATTTAAGTTTGACGGTCGAACGGCAAATCGCGCCATGGAGATGGTTGCGAAGATATCCGGCGTCTATGAGGAAGGTTTGACGATCAAGGATGATTCATACACAGAAGGATTGAAGCGCATATTTGCCAAGGCTGCAGAGGAAGCCAAGAAGAAAGGTGCATATGAAACCGACAAGGATCCTGACCTCCTGGCTCATGTTGCCCAGTTGACGGAGAAGAAGGTTATCCGGGTCAAAGATGCGGAAGTTTACGACCCTACCGCAGAGAAACCCAAAACCATATTCGATGACCTTGATAACGAAGAAGATGAAAGTTAAGGTTCAAACAATCCCAGGAGACAATTTAAGGCCGGTGAAGATGCGAGTCAACGGCAAGGACGTTGTTTATTTCTACCGGCAGGAAACAGGACAGCTGTATCGCCCCATAGTCAGGCTCAAAGAGGTTTTTCCCAAGGCCTCTCTCCGGATGAGAGAAATATCGGAGAAGCTGGTAATCATAGGCAACCTTGATTTATGAACGAAAACAAAGGCCTTCTTAAAGCTAGAGATGCAGCAGAAAGCCAAATGCTTAAGATCGCCCAAGATTGTATCGACAGCAAAAAGTTCGCAAGTTATTTTTTTTCCAGCCATTTTTACAAACCATTCGCTCCATTCCACATGGAACTTCATGAAATGTCGGACCAAGAAAGGTTTTTGGCAATAGCCGCCCCGCGAGGACACGCTAAATCAACCGGCTTCACGTTCCTAAAACCAATGAAAGGTGTCGCGTATCGACTCAACAAGTTTATCCTGATAGTTTCTGATACATATGAGCAGGCGTGCCTTTTCCTGGAAGACATTATTAACGAGTTTGAAAAAAACACTACGTTCACCCGCTTTTATAACCTGGAAATCACCAAGAAACGAGACGATAGAATAGTCATCAACGATGAGTGCATGATCCGCGCCATGGGAGCAGGCCAAAAGTTTCGAGGGTTGAAGTTCCGCCACTACAGGCCTGATCTTATAATTTGTGACGACATCGAAAACGATGAAATGGTAGAGAACCCTAAGAGAAGAGAAAAGCTTAGGAAGTGGTTCTGGGGTGCTTTGAAGCCAATGCTTTCAGACAAAGGACGCCTTGCTGTTATCGGAACCATTCTACACGAAGACAGCTTACTTTCAAACTTACTGAAAGACCCGCTATTTTTCAGCAAACTGTATCAAATTATTGGAGACGACTATAAGCCATTGTGGCCTGCTCTATATACACTCGAATCAATCGCGGAGATGCGGAACAACTTCGAGAAGCGGAATCAGCTGGGCACATTTTACCGAGAGTTTTTCAACGCTTGCGTCTCTCCGGAAAACAAGAAGTTCGACCTTGCCTGGATAAAATACTTCAACCTCAAGGACATCGAACGACCTGGAATGTTGGAATCCTGGTTCCGAATGATCCACGTTGACCTCGCTCATGACGATGAAAAGGGAGAAGAGGACAATGCTTACAACGCCATAGTTGCAACTGCTTACGATGCCGACCACGACAGAAGATATTTCCTAGAGGTCGCCAGATTCAAAGAGGAATTTGATGAAATAGTGAAGAAGCTCTTCGAAATGGTTGACTTCTGGAAACCTCACGCGGTAAGCGTTGAAACAGTGGGAGCGCAAAAACACTTCTACCAGCACATCCGAAGCGAAATGAGGATTCGAGGAAAGCGATTTATTTTATTGCCGTTGCCGCACACAAGGGCGAAGGACCCACGAATACTCATCATGCAATATCCAATGCAGATCGGAAAATACTATTTCCGCCGGGGTCACATGAACGAGTTTGAAAAGGAGCTCGCAGCTTTTCCGAGAAGCACCTATAAGGACGTTGAGGACGCAGCCTCGCAAATCGAGGAGTGTCTTGATAAACTGAACCTAGTTAAAACTCCCAGGAAGGCATCCGAAAGAAAAAGGACTTCCAAGAAGAAATTGAAAACGTATAGGCGCGGAGCGCGGCGCATAACAGGAGGACGTCATGGTTGTACCGGCTATTAACAAGAAAAAGAAAACCCCTGTCAAGAAGCCAGTCAGGAAAAGGGCGAAGAAGAAGTACCCCAAAAAAAGGATAACGAACCCGAACGAACGACTTGACATCGGTTTGACAGAAGAGCAGCAGCTGGAAGCTGTTGACCAGGTTCTTTACGAATTTGAACTCGACAAAGGAGCCAGGGCGGCATGGGAGAGCGACCAGAATGACATCCTGGAAGACTGGCTTCTTGTCCAGGACACCAAGGACGAACCCTGGGAGAACTGCTCCAACGTTTCTGTGCCGATCACAACTGTAACGGTCAACCAGTTCCACGCACGCGGGTATGACGCTTTCTTCGGGTCTAAGGAAATGGTTTCTTGCCGGCCAACGCCGAGCGCCTTGAAAGACATCATGGCAGAGGTGTCCAAGGAAGTCGCTCGGGCAATTACCATGCAGAAAGAAGCTGCCGCAAAAGAAGGTAAAGAACCGCCACCGATTGATCCCGTGGAAATCAGAAATACCATTCTGGCCGAGACTCACAAGAGGGCAGAGGAAGCGAAGTCTGCAGTTGAAAGGTACATGTCAACTGAACTTACCGAAAACATGCCCGAATACGAGAGTAACCAAGACGTCATGCTCCTTTCCCTTGGGCTCTTCGGGACGGCTTTTAAGAAGGAAGTTTGGGACAAAAAAGAGGAAAGGGTAAAATCGGTTTTTGTCCCAGCAACGAAGCTATACATCCCATATATGGACGACCGCGAGATTGCATCCCATTATATTCACAGGCACACCATGACCCTAAATGAGGTAAAAAGCAAGATTAAGGCAGGTGACTACCTGGACGTGGATATCGTCAAAGATTCTGTAACGTCTCAAGAGAACAAAGGAAGCATTGAAAAAACAGCCCAGGATAATCAACCTCAGGAAGGCGCTGGGACAAACACCAACCAGAATTACAGGGACGTTCTTGAATATCACGGATACTTCAAAATCAAGGAAGACGAGCCCGAGGTTCCTGTAATTTTCCTGATCGACTATCTCAGCAGGAAACTTCTCAAGGCCGAGGTAAGGACTTCAAACGGAAGGTTTGATGGTAAAGAGGTAAATCATTTTTACAAGTATGTTCTCATTCCGGTACCGGGTAGCGCTTACGGTATCGGCTTCGGCCATCTCCTAAAGTCTTTCAAGTCCATGATTGAAACGCTGTTCAACCAGACCATTGACAATCTCACCCTGAACAATACGCCTTGGGGTATCATGGACATGGACGCCGAACTTCTTGACGAGGGAGATGTTGAGATCATACCCGGGAAGTTTACCCAGGTCTCCTGTGGCGAAAAGCCGCTTTCCCAGATGATTTACATACCCAGATTCCAGCAGGTTAATCCGTTGGTAATGCAAATCATTGAATGGATCTATAATATGTCCAGGGAAGTAGGATCCGTTTCCGAAGTTATGACAGGTCAAACGAGCAAAGTAGAGCCAGCAACTGCGATATTGGCAAAGATCGAGCAGGGAACCAAGGTGTTCTCCGTTATTATGAAGCGAGTTATCAGGCAGGCTTCGGCGGAGATACAGGGCATATACGAACTTTTGAAAATGCACAGAAAGGATTTTGACCTTCTCCTTTTCATGCCGCCGGGTTTCAGCAAGATATTCAAGAAGGAATTCAAGATGCATCTGCGGGTGGACCCATCGAACATGAACCGCATGGCTAGGCTCAAGAGAGCTGAGATGGTATACAGCATAGCTCTGAATGATCCGCACATTCAGGGGGATCCTGTTAAGGTGTGGTGGGCACGACAGAACTACCTGGAATCCATCGAAGACAACCCGGATATCATCCGGAAGGTAAACGGCGAAGCGCCTCCTCCTCCTCCGCAGCGTAACATAGAGGATAAAGATCAGGTGACAGAACTGGCCGACCTCATACGGGGCGAAAACATGCACGTTCTTCCGAAGCAGAACCACCTTGAGCACATTCAAATAATGGATGACTTCGAGAGGAGTATGAACTTCGACACACTCGACAAGTTCCGCAAGAACTCTTTCAAGCAACATAAAAGGGACCACCAGGCCATGCTGTATATGATTCAGAAGGCCGATCAACAAGTGGCGGCATCCGCACGCCAGGGAGGATAAATGAAAAAGAAATCGGTGTTGGTTACTCCGAAAAAGAGAAAAACGAAAGAAGCGCGCCTGAAGGATCTTCTGAAAAGAACGAACCGCGTTCCATACAGGATTCTTCACGATGTTGTTATTGAGATCGAGAAGAAACGCGATGCGGCGATTCAGAGGGCCACGTATGAAACGGCCGACATCGAAGGTCTTATGCGGCAACGTGGTAAGGCTCAGGCTTATGACGACATGGTGTCTACAATCGAAGATGCGATCAAGAAAGCGGAGGCGAAATAATGGAGTTAAAACGGCTTAAACTCAAAAATAGGCAAATGCTTATCAAGCCACCCGAAGAGGGGGAATACCAGGTTCCGGGAACTGATAAAACAATTTGGGTGCCCGAGCGCTCCAAGGCCAAGGGTGTTGTTTTCGGAGAGGTTGTCGCATGCTGTCCAACCATCACTGACAAAGACCTGCAGCCGGGAGCAATTGTCATGGCGAACAGGTTCAACACCGGCATTGAGATCGAGTACGATGATGAAAGGTATAACCTTCTTACCCCCGGGAATGTTATCGCCATCGTAAAAAAAAACGAAGAACTGAAGGGCAAGAATGAATATCTGCTTATCGACCTGCCTCACGAAGAAATCACCAAGTCCGGTCTGGTGCTTTCCAGAAAGGCGACATACGGCCACGCGATACGCGGAAAAATATTCGTTGCCGGAGACAAGATAGACGACAGCGACATGAAGACAATCGGAAAAACAGCCATATTCGAAAGGAACAGCAGCACCGAAATCGAATATGGGGACAAGAGGCTGCACATTGTTGACGCCGAAGATATTATCGGAGTGGAGGAATAAAATGTTGTACGATCAGGAAAAAGTAGACGAAGTTCTGGCATCCGCATACGGAATCAAGAAGAAAACAACTGAAGAGAAAATTAAAAAGGTTTTCGGAGATGACATCGAAGAGGTCGAAAATACCCCGAATGTTGTAGAACCTGAGAAGAAGGAAACTGAGGAAGATCCTGAAAAGGTAGAGGTCAAAAAGGAAGACCAGCCTGACCTGACCGCATACATGACCAAAGAAGAAGTCGAACAGGTGCTGGCAGAAAAGATCAAACCATATGAGGAAGCCGAGGCGAACCGCCATCTCGATGGTTTGAAGGCAGAAGAGAAAAAGCTGAAACTTGAGTTTTCCCAGGCCCAGGAAGACGGAGACGACGAGAAAGCCGAAGAGATTCTGGAAAAGCTCACAAACACCAAGGTCAAGATATCCGGCATTGAACAGGCGGGGAAGAAGGATGACGGAAAGCCAAAACCTTTGATGGAACGCATATCTGACGCCGAGCGTGGTTATGCTACAATGATGATTCACAACCTCCGTTCCGAGATGTTCGTTGGAGAAGAAGGGAAGGCGAGAGAACTCAAGATCGCAAAGATACACTACGATCTTTTGCAGCTTTTCCCCGGGAACGATCAAGTGTCGATCAATCAGAGAATGGATCTCCTGAGAGAAGCCTTTGACAAAGAATGGTCCATGTTCGAGCCGAGTATACCTTCCAGTGGCGGAGAATCAGGAGACACCCGCAGGGGGGAAGCGCCGAAAGAAAAATCAATCGATGACATACCTCCAGAATACATAGAAAAAGGACGCCGCCTTGGCTTGAACGACAAGGAGATAATGGCCTCCTTTGACGAGGACATGGCGACCAACGGCGGTGTCGTAAGTTAATTTCTGCGCTTGACAATAATGAAGAAATAAAAAAACATAAAGGAGAACACGATGAAAAAAATCGTAAAAAAGAATCCTGCGGAAGAGATCATTGAAAACGAAGCAAAGAAAACCGGGTCCGGCTATTTAAACCAGAAAGAACTCGATGAGATGTTGGACAAGGCGAAGGATACGCACCATACAGACATGGAGCCGATCAACAAGCCTATTCCTCCTGACGAGATCGAGTCCGATATAGCGCCCAAAAATGGAAAAGAATCCGGACCATGCCCGTATGCCGATAACGACACTGTAATCCCCGGGAAGGCTTTCCAGCCCCCAACATGCAAGTGCGGCAAAGGGCATATGCTGGTGAACACGAACAAGTATTATTGGCGTTTCATTCTTCCGGCAAAGGTAGAACACAGGCAACTGGTAGGATACCGGGTATGGCTTCACCCAGAAACTAAGCAGGCCTTTACGCAGGGCACGCAGATTCTCATGGTAATCAAGAAAAGCAAGTATCATGAGGAAAAGGAAAAGAAAAAGCTCAGAAACGCGAAGAGCTTGGAAAACCAGACGAAAAATTTCGAAGAAGTAGCCAAGCGCCACAAGGTAAAATCCTTCGGCCAGGGCTATGAGCAAGACGACATTTAATTTAAGGAGGTAGAAATGTGGGGACAGTACAAACTTAATCCCCTGGGAAAAAACCTTGAAACTCGCGTTGTTGACGTAGACTCAAGCCATTCGGAGACAATTTATCCGGGTGACGCACTTACGCTTGAGGCTGATGGAAACGCGATCAAGGCCCGTGGACACGCAACGCCAGCAAACGCTGTTGCCATTGTCGGGGTCGCACAGGCGATGTACGATTCTTCGGGATCCCAGGAAAACGCTTTCACCAACGCATTGGCAAATGGCAGTTCTGGAGAGGTTTCCGTCATTATCGACCCGATGGCAACCTACATGATTACCTGTTCCGGCTCAACAAGCCTCACCCAGACACATATCGGCAACGGTGCGAACTTGGCGCAATCTGGAAATCAGACACTCGATCTTGATACGGTTTCGAGCACTGATGACAGGCAGTTCTTCATCATCGACACATACACCGACCCGAACTCGACCAAGTGGGCAATCGTTAGGCCGAAGAAGCACATGCAGCTCAGAGCAGCCGGTATTTAAGGAGGACCTATGATACAGAGATCAACACACCCAGCTTTACTTCGCTCTGGAATCAGGAAGGTTTTCTTTTCCGGTTACAAAGACTCGATCACCGACCTGAAAAAGCTCTACAACGTCCAGGATTCGTCCAAGGCATACGAGATCGACTACCGCATGGCGGCTTTCGGATCTGCAAAGATCGTGAACGAGGGCGCAAACGTTGATATGCAGGACTCCACAGACCTGTACGAGAATCAGTACAACCATATCAAATACGGGCTTGGTTTCAAGGTTTCCGATGAAGCCGTGAACGACGACCAGTACGGCAAGGTAATGAGCATGACTCGCGCGCTGTCGCGCTCCATGCGCGGCACAATCCAGATCCTTGCAGCAACGGTATACGCCAATGCGTTTACCACTGCTGGCTTCGATGGGAAAGTGCTGTGCGCTGACGATCATCCCATTGCCGATGGCTCGACCGGAGACAACAAAATCACAGCCGCACTTGACGCTCTCGGCCTGGAACAGGCTCTCGAACTTTTCCACAGGTTCAAGAGCGATGAGGGGTTTTACATTGATGTAGACCCGCAGTACCTTATCGTTCCTCCGGAACTCAAATTCACTGCAGTCCGGCTCCTGAAATCCATGGGCTACCCGACAATCGACCTGGCTTCTGCTCCGACCGCAAGCGCCCTGGGCCCGAACGACACCAACGTCCTGGGCGACCAGGGACTCAAACTCGTTGTCTTCCCGTATCTTACCGATGAAGATGACTGGTTCGTTCGCGCCAACACAGGCGAAGATGACGGCATCCTCTGGTTTTGGAGAGAAGAGCCAGACATGATTGATTGGCGCGACAACGACTCAAGAGCCCAGTGCTACAACAGTGTTATGCGCCTTTCGAAGGGCTTTTCTGACTGGAGAGGAATCGTTGGAAGCTCCGTTTAACAGAGCTTAAAAGCCGTCCAACACCGGTTTTACTGAAAGGGCCACACTTTTAACGGTGTGGCCCTTTTTCAAGGAGGATAAATGCTTAACGGCAGGGATTATCTTACAAAAAAAGCGCTGCGGCAGATAGGCGTCCTAGGAGCGGGTGCAGATCCCGAACAGGATATACTTGACGAATCCAACGAAATAGCCGCTCTGCACGTTGCCGCTTTACAGTCTCGCGAGAAACTGAAGTGGATGCGTGTAGAAAACGAATACACAATCAAACTGAATAAAAACAATTACCAGGAAACGCTTCCCAGCCGGGCCCTTCCTTCTGACTTTTTCCGTGTTCTTCCCGAAACTGTTAAACTGATGACGGAAACAATCTCGACCACATATTCCAGCGACATATTGGGATTTGTAGAAAGCGCATTGCAGAGGAACGACACCGACTTCACGTTTGACGCCGAAACGATGACGGCCACGACTGACGAAGACTTTGCTGCAGGAACTGCGGTTGACTGGTTTTACCCAAGAAGCTCCAACATCAATTACAAGCGCCTGCTGTTCGATGAGGGCGGAACAGAGTTTGATCTGGACGACCCTTATCCTTACGATGGCACGGCCGGAGAAAACCTCCTTGTGTATTATGGAGGATCAATTCAGAAAGAAACCACGCATTTCACATACAACGACACGACAAAGAAGGTCACAACAACATTCACGGCGGTCGCAGGCGTCCCTCTGGTGATTTTTTATCCGGTCACGGAAGCCAACTACAAGATGATTCGGTTTACAGCAACCGGAGCGAGTAATGCTTTCGCGCTCACTGGTGTAGCAGACGGGACTCTTGCGGAAAACGCTTTTGTCGCAATCGAAGGAAGCATCCAGGATCCGTCCTCTCACTATACTTATGCTGGCGGCGATATCACTATCAGCGGAGCCCTACTCCCAGCTGGAGCAAAAGTCGATATTTTCTTCCCGACAACAGCAGGTGCCATATACAAAATGCAGCGCTTCTCAACTGGGGGTACCACATATACCTTCATAGTTAAGTCAACGCATTACAGCAGCCGTTCACAATCTGGAATTGACGTTGTTTGCCACAAGAAATATTTCAGCCAGGATCTTTCCAAGGATAGGCAATCAGCCCCCACCATGGTATATTTTCAGTCCGACCACGACAGCTATACGCTGCATGTATGGCCCGAAGTTATCGAGGTTCAGGAGACCAAGAACGTTTACCTCTGTTTCACCTACGAAAAGTACATTGGCGACCTGAGTACAGACGCAGCTGCTTCAACTACTTCCATTTCAATACCCAAGCAGCTTGAAGAAGGGTATGTGGACGAACTGGCCTGGAAGTTATCCTTTTTCTACGGTCTATCAACCGAGAGACAGCTTTCCCTGGAAAGGAAAATGAAGAGGTCGAACAAAAAGGCCGTTCTGGGCAGCGACAGGAATGTCGGAACACGCTTACACCCAAAGATGCCGGCGAGGAAATAACATGCTGAAAGGCGCAATACCTTTTTTTGGAATATCCAAGAACGAGGACGGTCGAGAGCTTACTGTCCAGTATGCGGAACTCAAAAACTGCCTTATCAATCGCAAAAACCACGCCAAGATCAGACCGGGAACTAACAATTTAACCATACCTTCTCTTAGCGCAGATGAAGAGGTTGTTAAGAATTACCGTTGGAAGGGCGTCAGGAAGAACATTTTTCTTACAAACCTCGGGCGCGTCTTTGAATATTACCAGGTTTCCGGATACACATACGGGATAATTGAACTTGTCAATCTGGAAGATTATGTGGGTAACGACTTATATGAAAACAATCCCAGACCGCCAGTTGGCGCCGGCTACACATGGGTTAAAGGGGTTAAAACCGTTGCTAACGGCATCATTGTCGGCATTGTATCAAACGCCGGGCCTATGAACCAGGAACAAGTAGTCTATAATGCAGAAGCAGATGGCATAGTTACCAGCACATGCGCGCATATCGGGTTGATTGCCGGAATTACCTTACAGGATATATGCAAGTCGTATATCGATTATGTCGGTACAGACAATGTTGTTATTTCATATAACGCAAGCGGCAGTTACTTTTTTGAGGTCTACCAGTCACTCGCAGCACCTGTCCAATGGAGGAGCAGAGCAGAGGGGACAAACTTCATAGATCAAATGGAAAAAGTTTTTACTCACCCAGCTTCAAACGATTATGTAATATATATTGGAACAAAAACCGGGTTCACCCCTAGGCTTGGATATGCCAGGATTTCTTTAGATTCGTTTAACGATCTTGGCCCAGCGACAGGAATGTCTACGAATGAAACCATATACGATGCCGCTGCAGCGCAAAGACCTGGCGGAACGCAATTGAAAATATTTGCCGGCATCGAAAATAAACTTTTATATTATCGGTTTAATGGCCCAACGGCATTTTCAAGCGGTTTGGTTGCAACATTTAGCGGAAATCCAACAATGGTTCATTTTGACGATGTTAATGATTATTTGTTTGTCGCGACCGATAATGGCTTACTATACTGGGCGGATCTTTCTACTTCGGCCAAGTGGACATCTCCTTCACTTAGTATTCTATATAACTACGGAAGTCAGATTTTTGGCCTTAATCATAAAATAGTGGAAGGAGTCCATTACGTTTATTTTTCAGATGCTAACGGGACGTACCTTCTGAAAAATATGAAGATTGATAATCTGCAGTATAACCCCGAATCCACAGAAGCTAACTACAAGAAAAAAATCAAAGATATCTTTCCGGTGACGCACTCGGATGGCAGAGAAGGGATTTTATTTTTCAATACACAGTATGCAGAAGGCAAAGTGTTTGTTGTGTAT